CGTTGATTTTTATTTTCATAATCCTATATTTTAATAAATATTTAGATTTTTATGCAAGAGTTTGTACCCTTTCCTTTATTTGACAGAATTAATATCCAAAGTTCAGAAGACTATGAAAAATTAGTAGATGAATTAAATTTAGACCAAGCAACCTTTATAATCCAAATTGCGCTCGAGAAAGCTTACTCTTCCGGTATATTTAGTTTAAGTGAATCTGAAATTTTATCTAAAGCTCTCAGATTAAAAATCATTAAAGATAAATAAATCAATTTTAAGGATGCCTCCGGAAGAAATAAGTAAAAGGATTGTTGAGGGTGAATATAAACTAACAGAAGCCGTAAGAAATGGTCACAAGCCATTCTATGGTGATGAATACGAAAACATAAGAACAGAAGTTTGTAAACTTAGATGTTTATATTACGGAAACAATTCCAAATATTGCAATCCAAGGTATAAAAAATAAAAAAAGGGGACCGAAGTCCCCTTTCTTTTTTGAAATTCGAGATATTATCTCAATTCTCTCAAGTCGAATGTTCTAACACCATCAACTGTGATACGACCGTAGAAACGGTTGTTTACAACCTTCTTAGCGTATCTGGTCATGATACCCTTGATAGGTGTAAAGTTGAATGGGTTGTACATTGTTGGAGTGAGTTGTAAAGGTACATATGGAGCGTAGATGTATCCAGTATCCAATAATGAAGTACCTTTGTGTCCTAACAACACCTGGTTTGCAGGGAAGTAAGGGTCACGGTAAACCTGGTATCTACCAGCTAATGTTCCAACTCTCTCAATACCCATGTTATATTGGTCTTGCTCAGGAGCTGCGTTTGATACGTGGAAGTACTCCAAGTCATCAAAGATTGCAGAAACCTCAGAAGATACAACAATCCAGTTTGCGCCTCCTCTAAGAGTAGACTTGTGGATTTGAGCTGAAATTTGGTTGATTGCAGTGATAAGAGTTTGGTTCCAGTCCTTCTGAGTGTAAGGAGTTGTACCAGCGTTAAATCTCTTCCATCCGTTGTAGTCCCAACGAAGGTTCCAAGATGCAGCTTTTCTCAAGTCTCTTAAGATTTCGCGGTCGATTTCAGCAGCCACTTGCTCAGACAACAAAGCTGTCAATTCAGCTTCAGCGTCAATGTTGTGGAATGCTGCAACGTCTTGCGCCATTTCTGGAGACCATTGAGCTCTAAGTTTTCTTTCAGTAACCGAAACAGTCACAGACTGAAGGTCAAATGAAACTTCACCAATTTTATCTTCAAATTCAAGATTCTTATAAATTCTATAAGTTGCCAAGAATGCGTTGTTACTTGCAGTAGAAGAAGAGAATGTTGAACCAGTGTATCCATCAAGTGAAGAATCTCCACAAGAAATACATACAGGAACCTGTAAATCAACTTCAAGATAAATGAAACCATTTTGGTCACAAATATCATAATAACCACCGCCACCAGTTTCACTATTTGGGAAAACTAGATTTTGATTTTGTCCGTATTGTACAATACCCTTTCCGTATCTTTGGGTTACAACTCTAAACAAGTAATTGTTATTTGCGTTAGCAGCTGTTGTTGTGTTTCCAGCAACACCACGAATTTGAAGGTCTGTTAAGAATTCTTCAGTATCCATTGGTTGACCGTTTGGACCGATTAATTGACCAGCACCAGCAGAAGCAAATCCTGATAAAATTATTAAAACTTTTCTGTAGTTGTCAGATGCGTATGCAGAAACAACCAATTGGTCAGCAAGCCAAGCAACTGTTCTTGTTCCACCAGCAACTCCTGAAGTAACACCTGGAGTTAAAGCAGAAAATGAACCTTTAGAGTAGTCGTAAAGACCTGGAGGGTCTAAAGCGGGTTCATTACCTTCGTAGAATCTATCGTAAAGGTCTTTTTGTGTGTTATAGTCGTAACCAGAACTTGGAGTTTGGTCCGCATTTGCATTGGGCGCCCCAAAAGGTGCAAAGTGCTCGTTTTGATTACCCGTTGGTTGGTATGACTGAATGTTTGGTACAAAGTAGAACAACTTACCGATAGGAAGGTTCATAGCTTGTACAGAAACGATATCATTAGCCAAAAGTTTAGAGAAAACTCTACGTACGATTGGAAACACAACAGTTTCGAAAGAACCTGAGTCAGCGGTAGACGCAGCTTCGTTAATGAGGTATGATGCTTGGTTTTCATATAACTGAGCAACGTTCTCTTTTAGGTGGCCTTTTAAGCCTTCTAGGAAACCTAATTTTTCCCATTTGTTAATAGTATCTTCTTTGATAACTTTAAGGTGCTTAAGACCAATGTTACCAACAAGACCTGATTCTAATAATGCTCCCATTTTAGTATTAAATTTTGTTTTTTTTAGTTTATTTATTTTTTAGAGTTTTGACATTAAATCTTTAATTCTTAAGAATTGTGGATTTTCATAAGCTCTAGATTCGATTAAACTTGTTGAAGAACCTGAACTTGCTTGGTTGTTGATTTTTCTTTCAACACTTTCATTAAGTCCTTGTGTCTCTACTTTTGAAAGGTCATCTTTCATTGTTTTGTAGAGTTGTTTTGATTCTTTTAAAGTTTCTGCTGAGTCGAATCTTCTAAGAATGTTTATTTTTTCTTTCTTTGTAGTAGAGTGTTCAGTAAACAAACGAGTAGCGTAAGCTAAGTTTGAATTAAAAACAGCAACTTCGTTCAATTTTTCTCTGAAAATATTTAACGCTTTTCTGTATTCTTCATTCTTTTCTCTAAGCATTTTCATCTCTGCGTTGATAGACTCAACTTTTACACCATTGTCTGTATAATTGTAATTACGATTATTTGTAACACCTTTTCTCAAACCCCTACCTTCTTTTGAACCAAATCCATAAGTTCTAGCAGCTTCTTTAGTTTCCTTTTTTTCGTAATCTTTGTAGTGTCCTTTTTCTTCACCAGCTTTCTTTTCAACACCGTCTACATTCTTACGTCTGTATTCGTGTTTCTTAGAACCATAGTCCTCTTCCATTTCACCCTCTTTGAATTCGAATTTAGCTTTACCAGTACCCATTTTAGTTGGTCCTTGTTTTTTGTGGTCGTCGAAGCCCTTTTTAGGTAATGATTTACCATATTTAAATTTAGGACTTCCCATCCCAACGCCTTTAGGTTTTACAGTCATTTTTGCCTCTTCGAGATTGTAGTCTTCAGAACCTTCTTCCATTTCGTCATAAGATTCCTCCATTTCCATACCCTCGTGTGAACTTTCTTCCATTTCATCGTCATCCTCATCCATTACGATTTCATACATAATGTCATCTTCTTCCATTTCTTCTTCCGTTTCATCTTCATTGTATTCGCCTTCAGCGTACAATGCGTCTAAAACAGCCTCAAGGTCTGTATCCTTTTCATCCAAATAAGATTCCCCCATTTCCTTTTCCATTTCTTCTAATTCATCTTCCTCCTCTTCATTCATTTTGACGAGGTATTCAACATCTTCATCGGTATCTTTTATGTGAACATCATTACCGTCTTTTTTAACGATAATTCCATCCTCATCACCCATACGTTTGAAAATTGCCAAGATTTCTTCATCAGAAGCATCTGTCAAATCAATAGTTTCATCTTCATCTTCAAAATCCATATCATCGATATCATCCATTTCATCCGAATCCATTTCTAGTTCATCAGCATCAACATCCATTGAGTCGTCATCGACATCAACATCTGTCATTGCATCAAGCTCAATCTCATCTTGTTCAGATAGAGACTCTTTTACCAACTGACTGATTTCTTCCTTCATAGTTGAAGCAAGTATTCCTTTTGCGTTTTCGGCTATAACATTCTCCACATTTCTCATTTGGAGTAAAGCCTCTTCTACTAAATCTTTTTGCGACATAGAATTTTTTTACTATAAATACTGCACAAACAACAAAAAATTACATTTGTTGAACTACAAATTTTTATAGCAAAAAAAAAGAGGAGTAAAAACTCCCCTTTTTTATTGAATTACTTCGTCAATTTTACTTTCAACAATTGCTGTTATTCTCCATTCGTGTTGAAAACCGCGATATTTTTCTGTTACCTTAGATTCGACATCCGTAGGTGAGTAACCTTTAACAAGTTTTTCTTCTCTCATTTTTTTTAATCTTCCTGAGTTTTCATCGGGTAACTCATAAACAACTTTTGCTACAAAATATTTTTCATCCATATGTTTTAATTTTATTTACCCAAATAATCGGACAATCTTTTCATTAAATCAACTGACTTACCAAAACCTTTTTCTTCCTGATGAACTTTTCTTTCCTCCTCAAGGTTTTCTTCGTAATTATTTCTATCTTCAGGATTTGAAAAAAGGTATGCTCCTGGTGTGGATGGTGATGAAACTAAATCAAAACATATTAATTCAAAGTCATCCTGAACCTCATTTTGTTCACCAACTTTTTTTAATGAACCAACACCACGTGATGAAACTCCCATCGTGACACCTTGTCTCATTAGGTTTGCCGCAATATCACCTTTTGTGGATACTACACCGCTTTCGTGGAACCCTGGTGAAGTTAATAATTTGAGTTTACCCATAAGAATGTTGTTGTCCCACCACACATCAGTTATTATGTGTGAAACTCTGTCTAAATCGATTAGTGATGATTCTGGATGGTTTAATTCGGATGTTGATAATCCCTTTTTTATTGCTGTCTTATATCTGTCAGCTTCTCTCTTTAATATTCTCTCAGGATATACACGACCATTTCTATTTGGTACACCATATTTTTGTAAAACGGCATAAAACTCAAAAGGGTTTCTATAATCTATATCTTTTTGTTCTTTAATAAAATCTTCATTCAATCTATCCTTCGGATTTACGAACCCAGCATCCATTTCTATTAGAATGCCCTTACCCGTCTGATTAGGTCCCAAAATTTTCATATTTGTTTTATATTTCTCAATAAATATACTTCTTTAGATAGTTTGATACGTTTCTGAGTTTTTTGACGATGAAAAATTAAAATGTCTGTTGTTAATTATATTTTCCCTATAAATTTTTTTTATAATTTTTATTACGGAATCTCTAATTTCATTTGACTTAAAATCTAATAAACAGTTGGTATATAAGTTGATTTCCAAGTTCATAAAAGATTTTTTGTCTTTCCTAATCCCACTAGTTCTCAAGTCCAAGTCAACTATAAAATTTTCTTTAAACAATTCTCTATCTAATGATGAAAAAATTGAATGTTTTATGGAACGGTTTAAAGTATTAACAACATTACTCCAACTATCTTTGTTTTCCGATGGGTTTACCCAAGTTTGAATGTTTATGTAAATTGATTTAAGTTCTTTTGAATCAACAGTACCGTAAAATGTTTTAATTGAATCGTATTGATTAATGTTAATTGTTTTTCCCTTCTTCATAGGGTTTTTTTTGATACTATGTAGTTTATTTT